AAATTATGGATAAAAACTTTATCAAACGGGCTTTGCACGTTACGTCATTCAATCTGTCTTCATCAGATTTTAAAGACACACGTTTCAAAAAAGAAATTCAGCATATCTTTAATATGCATTTCTTCCCCAAGTTTGATCTAAAGGATACGATTGATTCGATCGATATGAATAAGATCAATAGACTGATTGACAAGCTTCGCAGCGAAGATCCGGTAATGCTGTCGAAGATGCACAACTACAATCTCAAGGGCGTAGGTCCTGGTGAAGTCACTCTTTACTTTCTAGTCAACTCGGCTCATCTCGGTGGTGGGTCGTCCGCCGGCGTTGACGTAATAGCGAGTAACGGAGAATTCGAAGTGAAGGCTGTCGATGTTACTGCCAATGGCTATGCTACAAACTTTAAACTCGGCGGTACATTCAATCTGAGTGATATCGTAAAGGATCTATTAGATCTGAAAAAGAAAGTTGGTGCTAGTGGTGAAGGTGTCAACAAGTCAGCTCTCGATGCCATTCGTAGGAAATATCCTAACGAGCTGAAGCGTATCGAAGAAGACTTTGCACAGCGTGCATATGACAACTACTTCAAGAACCACCAGATCATCTTTATCAAAAACTCTACTCGAGATATTGGTAAGGTTATGGCCATCAAGAAGGTTAAGAAGAGCGATATCATGCTCGATCGTTTGACGAGCGGTGTGCTCAAACCAAACGTAAAATTATAAAAATAAACATGTACATTTTATCGAAACTATTGTAGAGTAAACTATGATAAAGAAAAGATTTAAAGAGTTTGTTGGTACTGGTACCCTCACGATATTCGATATTGATGAGACATTGTTTCACACGTATGCAAAGGTTGCCGTTGTAAAAGACGGCAACCTTGTCAGAATGCTAGACAACCAAGAGTTCAACACTTACAAACGTAAGAAGGGTGAAACCTACGACTTCGGAGAGTTTGCAAACGCCGAGGTATTTCGTAGGTCATCCAAGCCAATCACTCGTATGGTTGCAAAAACAAAAGCTATCTTTGCTAACTCGAAAAAGAATCCTCATAGTCGAGTGATTATCTGTACAGCGCGAGCTGACTTCGATAACAAGGATATCTTCCTTCAGACGTTCAGAGATCATGGTCTACCTATCGATAATATCCATGTCGAACGAGCTGGTAACTTGAAGATCGACTCTTCGGCTGAAGCCAAGAAGATCATCTTCCGCAAATATATAAATACTAAGAACTACGTAAAGCTTCGGTTGTTTGATGATGCTCCTAGCAATCTTCAGGCGTTTCTTTCGTTGAAGAAAGAGTTTCCTGATATTACGTTCGAAGCCTTCTTTGTAAATCCTGATGGATCGGTAAAAACAGTACGATGACAAGTTTTAGAAATTTCCTTGCAGAAGAGCTTGACGAAACTAAGCTGAAGCATCTTGAGCATGCCGAAGATCACGTGATTAATGCTGGGCATGAAGGCTTTTCTCATGCCTATCACAATCTCAAAGATGTGCATGACAGACTGACAGGCAAGAAGAACGATACAAGAATCACCATGAAGTATGATGGTTCTCCTTCTGTGGTATTCGGTCGTCATCCTCAAACTGGTCGATTCTTCGTAGCATCGAAGTCTGCCTTCAATAAGAATCCAAAGATCAATTATACTCCAGAAGATATTGAGCGTAACCATGGACATGCTCCTGGCCTCGTGTCGAAGCTGCGAGCTGCATTACAACATCTGCCAAAGGTGACACCAAAGAAAGGTGTTTTCCAAGGAGATATCATGCATACTTCTGATGATGTGCATGAGTCTGATGGTCGTGTACACTTTACACCTAACACCATCACTTACTCTGCTCCAAAAAATTCGGCACATGGTAAGGCTGCTCTTAACTCGAAGATTGGTGTAGCCATTCATACTAAGTATAATGGTAAGAACCTCGAGGATATGCAAGCCGAGCATGGTGCTCAGCTGAATGACTTTGGATTGCACAAAGACGTGCATCTGATTTCAACGGAACATCATCTCGATAACATTAAGTACACTCCTCAGAATCGCGAAAGCTTTGCAAAGGCTATGACTGCGGCTGCAGCCCATAACAAAAAAGCAAAGCCTGAAACCTATGAGTCCATCAAAGGTCACGAACTTCCTCTGAAGACTTACATCAATCATACCGTTCGTACTGGTACGAAGCCTAACGTAGAAGGTTTCATGAACCACTACATGAAGGCACATCAGAAGAAGATTGAAGGTGTGAAGATGGCAGCATCGAAGGCAGCTAAGACTGCTGCGATGGAAGCAGATATCGGTCACATTCAACGTAATCGTGCTCACTTCGAAAACGTTCTGAACCAGCATAAGCACCTGCAAAAAGCAAAGGATGTGTTGGCTAAGACTCTTTCGAGTAGTGCCGAGTTTGATCATAGTATCAATGGCAAGAAGTCGAAGCCTGAAGGATTCGTAGTAGTTAGACATAACCGTCCTACTAAGATCGTAGATCGTGCTGAATTCTCGGCTGCCAATTTCAATAAGGTTAAAGCTCAATGAAATCCATTCATATCACACAAGGACGATTCAATCCTGTGCATGCAGGCCACGAAATGGTCGTCAAGCATGTGATGGATGCGGCCAAGAAAGAAGGAGCCGATCATAAGATCCTGACAACAGGATCTCATGATGCCAAGAAGAATCCTTTAACACCTGAGCAGAAGGTGAAGCATCTTTCTCGTGCTGTCAAAGGTTCGCACGTCGAGGCGATGACGAAGGAACATCCGACTCTGCTCCATCAGATGTCAAAGCTGCATAAGGCTGGTTACACACATGTGACTATGCATGTCGGTTCTGATCGTGTACACGAATTTCATAAGCTTTTGCATCAGTATAATGGCACAGAGAATAAACATGGCCATTACAACTTCAAGAGCATCAAAGTAAAGTCTGTCGGTGGCGAACGCAAAGAAGGTGGAGGTGGAATTGAATCTGCTTCTGGTACTGCTATGCGTAAGCACGTCACCGCTGGAGATAAAGAATCATTCCATAAGATGGCTCCATCTGGTATGAGCAAAGCACATAAAGACGAGTTGTATCACGATGTCCGCAAAGGCATGGGTGTGAACGAATCATTCATTGTCAGATTTAAAAACTGGATTAGTTGATCCGTTAAAGTTTCCTTGTTATAAATAGATTTGCGGTTAGGCTACGGCAATCCCGTTTGTTTAACAGATAAGCCCAAGGGAAACTCTGATGGAAGATAAGAAGAATAAACCGGTCGACACAAAACAGTTAAAAAAGCCAACCGGAACGTCTGTAACTGGCAAACCACTTGATGGTATCGAGATCCGTCCTCAGCTCAAAGGTCTCGGCAATCGCCAGCACAACGAGGATACCGTAGTCCTAACTGACACTTTAGCTGAGAAGAAAGCACTGACACTCGTTCAGCGCCAACGCAGAGCTCGCATCTTGAGAGCCAAAGAACCGAAGATGCAGAGAGCCAAAGAAGTTGCTCAACACAAACTCGCCTCAGACGAAAAGCTGAAGGCTCGAGCAATTGTCAAAGCAAGAAATATTGTCAAGATGCGGTTTGCATCTCGTAGAGGTACTCCTTATACTGAGCTCACCACATCTGAAAAAATTCAAGTAGATAAGGTAGTCGATAAGAAGGTCAAGCTGATCAGAAGATTAGCTGCTCGCCTTCTACCTGCTCTTCGTAAAGCAGAAGTCAATCGTCTCGCTTCATTCCAATCGGGATCAAAAATACAACATGCGACTGCTGCCCCAGTCAACGAAGAATTCAATACAATCGTAGAGAGTCTTGATAATAAGACTTCTATGCAACTCGTCGACATTATCAACGACTCTATCGATGCCCTCAACGAGAATAATAACTCGATGGGTATCACGCTGAAGAGACTCCTAAGCGCAGTTCTTCCAGAAGACGTAGCAACGTCAACCCTCATGAAAAAATCCGAAAGAACCGGCATACCGTTCTCGACCCTCAGAGAGGTGTTCGAGCGCGGTTCTTTTGCGTGGGAAGATGACGGCAGAACAACGCAAGAACAATTCTCTTTCTCAAGAGTGAACAGCTATATTGCCAAGGGCAGAGCTTGGACACTCGATGCAGATCTTCGTGAAGAGAAAGAAGTCAACGATAAGCTCGATAATGTTTTCGAGGCATATCATACTGGACTCAGCGCTTCGACTGCCAAGGCACGCGAATCTCACTGGAAGAAGATGGAAAAGTATTCTGATCGAGATCCGCGTGCATATCAAGATGCACCTGGTGACAAGGCAGCTCGTAAGAAAGATATGCCACAATCTGTACACACAAAGAAATATAAAGCGATGTACGGAGAAGAGATTGAACAGATGGTCAACGAAGCTGCTGACGGTCTTGCTGCCAAGGCAAAGAAGTCAGGTGTTTCCTTATCCACTCTGAAGAAAGTGTATGCTCGCGGTGTTGCTGCTTGGAACAGCGGCCACCGTCCAGGAACTACACCACAACAGTGGGGCATGGCTCGCGTAAACTCTTACATCACAAAGGGCAAAGGCACTTATCACGGTGCTGATAAGGATCTTCGTGAATCTGATATCAATGAAAGCCTATGGGCTAACATTCATGCCAAGCGCAAGAGAATTAAAGCTGGATCTGGCGAACGTATGCGTAAGCCTGGATCGAAAGGTGCACCGACTGACGCAGGCTTTAGATCGGCATCTGAAGCAGTCGAAACAAATCCATCTGTAAACAAGAAGGATACTTCTGTGCAATCTGTCGCAGTGTCTACTAAACTAGATAGAAAATCACATGAATTTGTTGATAGAGGCGCTTTTAATAAAGGTGCAGCCAAGCGCCATCAAGAAATTAAAAAGAAAATTATTGACGAGTCGAACAATAAACCATACGTCAAGCCTTTCACAGAAAAAGGCAGCACTCAGCAACGTGGTTGGAAAGCCTCGAACAAGCATGGCAAGGTAAAGTACTTTGGCATGGACTTCAAAGCCTCGGCACATAAGCACGCTGGAATTAATGAAGCCGCTGAAAAGCATCCAATTGCGAAAGAATACGACTCACTAAAGAAGCACGATATTAAGACTCTGCATGGTCTTATTAAGCAACAAAGCAAAGTAGTTGATACTTCTGAATTTAAAACAAAAGATCATGCAATATCGCACTATCTGCGTAACAAGCATGGCCACAAAAAAGTAGATGCTGCATTTGGATTTAAAGAAGATACTGCAGCAGATCGTGAAGTTGGTACTAAATCACTCGTCAAGAAGTATCAGAAAGAAACTCCTGGACAGGAAAAAGCAGATATCAACGAAGTGTTTAATACAACTTTCGACGAAGAGAAAGAAACCAAATCAGACTTTCGTATGATAAAGGTTCGCACACCTAAGGGATGGGCTTGGAGAAAAGTTCGTCGCGAAGTTGATATCGAGAAGGACGCAGAATGATCGGATTTAAGGAATTCATCACTGAGCGTGGCGAAGATTCGAAAGGTCACTTCATCGCCACTGAGAAGGGTGCAGGTATGACAGCGAAAGGTGTAAAAGCTTATCGTGCCAAGAATCCTGGATCCAACCTTCAGACAGCTGTCACTGGTAAAGTAAAGCCTGGATCCAAAGATGCAGGTAGACGTAAGTCTTTCTGTGCTCGTATGAGTGGCGTCAAAGGTCCGATGAAAGATGAAAAAGGTAGACCGACTCGCAAGGCGATGTCGCTTCGTAGATGGAAGTGTAACTAATGGAAGAACTCATTCAGCAGATGAAAGAACTGCTAGCCGATACCTTTGCGTTTCGGTTAAAGACACAGTATTACCACTGGAATATTGAAGGTCCTGACTTTGCTCAGTATCATAAGTTTCTTGGAAAACTTTACGAAGAGATTGACAGTGCTGTCGACGAGACTGCTGAAAAAATTCGCAGTTTAAATGCGTATGCTCCAGGATCTTTTAAAAGATATCTAGTTCTTGCAACTATTCAGTGTGATGATATGATTATTCCGGCTGTAGAAATGCTTTCACAAGTAAAGATAGATAATGATACACTTAGAAACAAATTAAAACAAGTAAGAAATACAGCCGAGTCTGCAGGCGAATTCGGTTTAGTGAATTTTCTAGAAGGTCGTCTAGATGCACATGATAAACATGCCTGGATGTTAAAAGCACTTACAAAAAGATAATAGGAGTTACCATGTTAACTAAAAAGATTGCAAATTTTTCAGACGACCTTCTTAATACTGTTCTCGGTATTCTTGGAGAAGCGAAGAAATGTCCAGCCGACTGCGAATGCTCAAAGTGCGAAGCAGAAGATGAGATGAAAGAAGGCACGATGCCTACTGCCGATGAACCGACTGAAGCTAACAAGAAGACGGCAGACAAAGTTCGTGCGATGATGGCAAAAGAAAAGAAGCCAATCAAGGAAGAAGATGCACCTAAATTGCCTTTTGATGGTCCTTATAGAAAAGCTGGCGAAGAGCGTAAAGATGAATACGGTAACAAAGTAAAGAACGTTGCTAAGCATCTTGCGAAGAAAGCAATGAAAGCCAATGAAGATGTAGAGCATACCAATTGCGGAACTCCTGAATGTTGCGGTCAGTGCGATACAGCAGCGCCGATCAATGAGGTCTCGAAGGGAACACTTGGCCGTTACATCAATAAAGCCAAGGATTCTATCGATACTGCTTCTTATAGACAAGGCCACAAAGAAGCTCACGGTAGTTCTTCGAAGCCACTTGAAAAGAAGCTCACAAAGCGCCACAAGGGTATTGAAACTGCTGTTAAGAAACTGACCAAGGAAGAGTCAGAGCAGATTGATGAACTATCAAAGGCAACTCTTGGTTCTTATGTCAAGAAAGCAACAAACCAGGCATTTAGCAGAGGCTACTCGGGTGACGCAATGACAGTTCGTGGTGATATGAATCGCGATTCTGAAGAAGAAAAAGCCGGCGAAAAGAATGTGCATAAAGCTATTAAAAGAGTTAGCGGTGTAACAAAAGCAGTTAATAAGCTGACTCAAGAAGAACAAGACTTTGTTGATTCGCTGAACGATGAAATGTTCGAAGGTATGGATAATGACATGCCTAAAGGCTTGGAAGATAGATCACCGCGTGGTAGAGCTAGAAATGCAATGGGCCGTGCCATTGCAAAAAAAGAGCGTAACCTTGCAAGAGCTCGTAAAGAGATTGCTTCGCGTAATGAAGAAACTGGTTACCTTGAAACAGATCTTAAAAAGCGTAAGAAGAATAACGATCAAGCTGTCAAGGATATGAAGAAGATGGGTTCTCCCATGAAGAATCCACATTTTGGTGAAGAAGTAGAAATCACCGAAGCTCGCGGCCGTCCAAAGAAAGCTGGTGCCAAGGATTTCACGATCCATCCGAAGACAAAAGAAAAGCTCATGCACAATAATCCTGAGCATATGAAAAAGATCGAACTCCTTCAGAAGAATAAAGTTCTTGAGAAGCCAAAGGTTGAAGCCGGCCAGCACATCATGAACCAACTTTCGAAGGCGAAGACATCGATGTTGGGTGGATCCAAAATTCACTTTACACACGGCGATTCGAAAGAAGTTTCAGGAACACATGCGGCAAAGATCTTAACGAAGTATGCTGGCATGAAACCAAATGAGAAAGAAGACTTCCAAAAGTTTGTAGGTCACTCGCATGAAAACCTCATGAAACACGTATAAGGTGTAATATGGCAATTAATGTCGGAACTTTTATAGTAAAAAATAAAGTTGCTGAAACTTTACCAGAAGTTGAAGCTGTCGTTGAAAGTGAAGAAGCTGTGTCTTTACCAGAAGTTGTACAGATGGAAGAAGGCACTGTTATTCATAACGGTCAACCAAAAAAGTTTAATAAAAAAATGTCGGCATATATGATTGATATGCTTACATCCGAAGAATGATAAATAAGACAAAGAATCTTTAGGAGAAAAGAAGATGGCTCAATGGGGCAATACAGACGATGCTGCAAACTCGGTCCTATGGGCCACAGCTGCAGTGAACTTAACACCTAACACAGTAAACCAAGCGGCATTGTTTGGTAACACCACGGTCGGCGCATTTGTTGCTGGCGAAGCGGTAGGCCAATTCGGTCTTGATGCCACAGAAATTCGTGTTTCTGGTAATGCTGCGATTGCGCAATATATCGTAGTAAATGCTGGATCTGGATATGCTGCGAATGCTGTAGTTACAGTTGCTAACTCGACGGGTGGATCAAACACATCTGCAGCCAACTCAACAGTTGCTGTTGGTCGTGTAACTGCACTGACTGCTAACGTAACGATCGCTGGATTCGGTTCGGTGCCTGCGGTGACTATTGCTGCTCCAGCAGCGCAAAGCTTTAATGCTAACGCTGCTGTTACGAATGCGACAGACGCTATTGCAATCACAACTGCAAACAGCTTCTTCCTGGCAGGTGACAAAGTAACATACACTGTTGCAACAGGTAATACCGCTTTGACAAATCTAGTATCAGGTACTGATTATTTTATTAAGACGTCGAATACAACAGCTGTGACTCTTGCGACTGCTCCAAATGGTGACACTATCGACCTAACAAAGGGATTGACAGAAACAGGCCACTCTCTGAGAGGCGAAACAGCTACTGCAGTTGCTGTGCTGACAGAACGTGGTTACACCAAGGGCGCTGCTCACACTGGTTGGGTACTCCGTACAGTTGGTAGTGGTGGTCGTGCAGGTCGTGTTCAGTACGAAACGCTCGTTGCAATGGGTGGAAACTTATCTACCGACGCATCTGACGACGCAATCTTGCCAGACGCATAAGGATAATATATGAGTGATCGTGCCAAGAAAATAACTGAGCTTACTTCGATTGGCACGGCCAACACGTCGATCGCTAGCGGAGATATCTTTATTGTAGAAGATATCTCCGCTAATACGACCAAGTCTGCTACATTATCCACCATTCGGAAGTCTATCTTCCAAGGACCATTCGCCAACGATTCAGTAGCAAATACTAATGGAGTGGCACTTGGCCAACCATACTTTGTAGCTGATGGGAGCGTCAAAGTAAGAATTGCCTAATGATTGAAAAACTTGATGATTCCAATTTCTTGATATATGCTGCTAAGTGTTATGATAATCCACAATGTTTTGAGGATCTTGAATTTTACGAAGACTTAGCTCGATTCAAATATATTAAGAGATTACTTAATCGCTATGAAGAGTCCGGAGATTTAAAAGATAGATTAATCGTCAATCATCTCGTTGTTCTGTACAATGTGTTCGGTAACGAAGCTACCAGATTACTCTTCTTTAAGTTAGATGGCTATCATCATATGTTGAAGCCATTCATCGTTTTATTAGGAAGGCTTCCTGAGAAGATACCGAATATAGGCATAGATAATAAAACACTTATTACTAACGATATTGCTGTAGATGAAGTTATAGTACAAAAACTAAGGAAGATTTAATGGCCAATAAAGAAAAGCAAGAGTATGACTACGAAGGCGATATGGCCATGTCACAACTCAAGTCTATCATTGCCAACGCTCAGCGCATGCATGACATGCTGAAGGTAGATACGAATCTTCCTGAATGGGTTCAGTCGAAGATTACACTCGCAGAAGATTACATCACTACTGCTTCGAATTATATGCAAGGCGAGATGAGCGAAGAAGCACAACTCGACGAACTTTCAGGTGCTACACTCGGTTCTTATGTTGTCAAATCGAAGAAAGACGAGAAAGCTCGTAAAGAACATGGTATCGCAGTACGCGATGAGATTCGTAAGAAGACTGGTTTGAACGTAGGCACACCTATGGATCCTAAACTTTATGGTCGTAAGATGAGCCGTGGGCATAATCAACAAGTTGCTATGAAAAAGCTCACAGGACAAGCACGAGTAAATGCGACTGAAGAAGTTGCAGTGAATTCTGTTGGTTCTGGCCAAGTTGCAGGCCTACAAGGTGAACCGCCAGTAAGAAAGAAAAAGAAAAACGTCATGACTTTCAATAGATTTATGAAGAAATAATATGTTAGGAATGATCCCACTACCATATAAGTTGCTTGCAGGTGCTGCACTCATGGCAGGGATCTTCGTCTTTGGTTATATGAAAGGATCTGCTTATGCTGAAGCTGAATTGGCTCGTTTCTCTGCGCAAAAGAGTGAGCAAATCGCGGAATTGGAGAGGAAGAATTCTGCAATTTCTACTGAGGTAGTCACTGAATATGTTGATCGCACAAACACAATTAGAGAGAAAGAATATGTTTACATTGATGCCGCTAAAGACACTGTTCCTAATCAGTCTGTTATGTCTAACGGCTGGGTGTTCACGCACGACATTAGTGCCAGTGCCGGTGATGCCGACGCCGCCAGAAGTTCTGATGCGTCCCCCTCAGCAGTTAAAGACACTGATGCCCTCATCGGAATCATCAGAAACTACGCCATCTGCCAATCCAACTCGGTCCAACTCGTCGAACTCCAACGATGGATAAGTGAGAATAAAATGGCCGTTGATGCGATGGCAAAAGAGAAGAAGAAATGAAAAAGTTTAAAGACGTACCAGAAGAAGACTCGAACGATAGTTTGATTACCATCATTGCCAACTCTCTCAATAGAGCGAGCAGTGGCAATAAAGATGATACGCGCGGTCTACTCCTTTTGATCGCCGCTCTGGGACTTCTTAATCTTTCAAAAGATGGGCTTCCTGCAAGTGTTGCAAGAAAGCTCGCATCAACATCAAATAGAAAATAATCGGAGACTGATATGTGGGAAAAAATTAAAAGCTGGTTCATGAAGACAGCAGACCTGAATTCAGATGGTAGAGTCACAGCAGAAGATCTTGAACTTGCTCGTGCTTTGGCTGATAAGAAAGCCAAAGAAGCAAATGAAACTATCAATGCAGTTGTTGAAGCCGCAGAGAAAATTAAGAAAGTTAGAAAAAAGAAATGAGCCTATTATCATTTTTTGCAACACCGCCGATTAACTCTCTCGAACAACTCGAGCTTGAGAAGGGCAAGATCCAACTTACTATCATGAAAATGGTAACGCTTGTCTTATCATCTATTATGTTGGCTGTTGTATTCATCTTCCTCATTGGTATGTTCATGCCAAACGAGCTAATCGATAACAACGAGATCTTTAAGATTATTGGTCCAGCATTCTCAATGATTATTGGTGCCTTTGTTGGTGCATTTGCTACCATGATGGGTATGAAGACAGCAGAATTTGATCCGAATGTCAAGACACAAGAACTTGGTAAGACAGACCATAAAGAACTCGCAGAAGCACATGTCATCAACGCACAAGCTGAAACAATTGAAACCGAAAATGAAATTAAAATGATGGCAGCTATCGATAAATACAAAGATAGCGACGAGGATTTCGGTCCTTTCTAAATTATGATTTCGTTAACCTAACGGAGTCGAAGAAATGTTTAAAAAAATAAAAGATCTGATTTTCCAAACATTCACTGGAAAAGATAATAAGACACTTGATCTTGGTAGAATTCTATGGGCCAAAGGCGTAATGCTTTTCTTTGGTCTGTCGATCTACGACATCTATCGTGGTGCAGAATTTGATGCATCGACATGGGGTGTAGGATTAGGTGCGGTACTCGCCGCCGGCGGTGCAGCTCTTGCACTCAAAGCTAGTACGGAACCAACAGAATAATGGCAACACCATCGGTCAACAAGTTAGCTGAAGATGTGTCGTATCTAAGTAGAGATATGGCAGTCGTCAATACGCTTGTTGGCCGTTTGGATACAACCATTGATAAGCTAACTGACATTTCAAGTAGCGTATCGAATCTTCTTGCTGTCCACGAAACTAAACTGACTTCCCAGGAAATCATAAGTAAACAACTATCAGATTTAGTGGAAGCACGCAGAGTGGAAACAGACGACAAAGTCCAGCTATTACATGAAAGAATTTCTTCAGGCGAGCGCGAGCTCAAAGAAAGCATCGACGATCAGTACGACGAACTCATGAAAGAAATTAAAGAGATGCGTGCTGAGTCGACAGTACAGCATAACACTCTGAGCGATCGAATCACTGCCATGGAAAAATGGATGTGGACAGTCATCGGCGGTGCTGCTATCGTAGGCGGTATTATTACATTGGTGCCATGGAGTACAATATTCGGAATTGGATAAATTATGAGACGCGTGATTGATGACTTCTTGCCAAGAAGTTATTTTAATGAAATAAAACAGATGATCGAACATCCAGCCTTTCGTTGGAACTTCTCATCGATACTTCCTGAAGGATACAACGGCCAGACTGAAAAAGACTGGTACTTCATGAAGAGAATCTATACAGAAAATGAACACATCGAAGATGCATTCGGGTATTGGCAAACGATCAGACCGATGTTCTATTTCTTTGAAGAAAAACTTAATTTCAATACAGAACATGTCATCAGCGTAAACGTCAATAGCATGATGAATCAAGGCCGTAAGCGTGCCCATGGTTGGCACAATGATTGCCCGTATAAGCATTACGTAGCTCTGTTTTATATCAATACTTGTAATACTGCTCCAACACTATTTGAAGATGGATCAGAAGTCGAGCATATCGAGAATCGATTACTATTCTTCGAAGGCGGAGATCATATTGATAATAGGCACAGTACTAATCTTCCATTAGATGTCGAAAGAAGATTAGCGATTAATTTTAATCTTAAAGGCTCTTTGTTCTAAATAAACATGTACAATAATCACAAACTGTGTATAATGAAGTTAACAGATTGGAGTTATTATGCTTTGGATAGAACACAAATACATCAGCCTTCTCTCAGGTCGTCTCGAGAGATTTCAGCGAGTGAACAACACCGTCTATCGGTTCCGTTGCCCTATCTGCGGCGACTCTCAAAAGGACCGTCGAAAGACTCGTGGGCACTTGATCGAGAAGGGCGGCAAGGTTCGTTTTTATTGTCATAACTGTTCTGCGAGTATGCAGTTCAGATATTTCATGAAAGAGATCGATCCAACACTCTACCTTGAATACATCAAGGAACAGATGAAAGAATCTGGTAATCAGAAAGATGTCGAGACTTTTGCAGAGAAGATGAAACCTCCAGTCTTTGTCAAGACCACCGCTCTGTCGAAGATAAAGAAGGTAAGTCAGCTCGATCCGGGTCATCCTGTCAAGAAGTATGTGGATAGTCGGCAGATCCCTCCGCATCTTCACTACAAGCTATTCTATGCTCCAAAATTTGGCGCGTGGGTCAATACTATGATACCTGACAAGATCAAGATCGGTGAGAAAGACGAACCACGTCTGATCATACCATTCCTTGATAAGGAAAAGAATCTCTTTGGTTTTCAAGGCAGGTCGTTCAAGAAAGACGGTGTCCGATATATCACCATCATGCTGGATGATTCGAAACCAAAAGTATTTGGCATGGATACTATCGATGAGGATAAAGATATATATTTACTAGAGGGACCGATCGATTCGATGTTCTTGCCGAATGCAATGGCAGCGGCAGGTGGAGATCTTGCTGCACAAGTCGAACAAACCGGTTTACTTAAAGAGAAAATTGTGGTAGTATTTGATAATGAGCCAAGGCATTCAGATACAATCAAAAGAATGCAGAAGGCGATTGATGCTGGATATCGTGTAGTCATATGGCCTTCAGACATCCAACATAAAGATGTCAATGATATGATTTTAGCCGGCTACACGTCAGAATATATTAAGGGTGTTTTAGATGAATGTAATTACTCCGGACCTACAGCAAAATTGCATTTCGCAATTTGGAGAAAAGACCGTTGAGTCTATTCTGTCTCTTCCAGAGCAAAAGCTTACGTGGGTAGTTTATAATGCCAACATGGTGCAAACTGCCGTGATGTTGATTATTCAACTTCGAGGTGTCGATTTCTTTGATGATTACGTGAAGGTAGTTTCGAGAGAATGTGGCGATGGCGCTCAAGGTGCATTGTACTTTGATCCTAACATCTTCAACCTAATAGGAAACGGATATGACTGATTTAGTAGACAACGAGTTTGGGATCGAGTACGAGCAAATCTCGATCAAGAAGCTTCGAATATTTCGAGTAGGCAAGCAGTGGCTTGTCGAGTATCAACGTTATGTTCGTCTTTGGGCGCCATGGGACCACTTCTGGTGGTACAATGATGGTCAGTACGTCGAATACTACGATGCTCTGGCTCGTGTAAATGATTTGAAGGCTAGTGGCTACGCTAATGTTCCACGGTTTATGAATGTAAAAACTTTTGAGGTTGAACAGTGAAACAGGTTACATACGAAGATGCTATGAAGTTTCTTGACCTACTCAAGGAAAAGCTGCCATATGGTTGGTCAGACGACTATGAACCAGAAATTGAATACATCAAAGAAATGCTTTGGCAATATAATGATTTGAGGAACAGTTAAAATGAAAGATGAAATTAAAATGGTGCTTCGCAAGCATTTTCAAGCACACATTGAGAAGCATGCAATGAACGTTCGTGTTATGATGAATAACCCAATGGCTATTCATGAACATACCGATTTTATGGGTGCAATTGAACTTGAACTTGGACATATCGCCGAGTACAAAGACAAGCTGGAAGCATTGGAACATATTTAATGAGTGAAGTAAATCTAGTCGGCATTACAAAGCCGAGTGCATATACAGAATGTGTAACCGCAAACGAATTGATTGCATGGGCTGCTCGAGTATCGAATCCATCAAATCAAAACAACACTGCTACAGCGCCTAAGCTTGTTCAGTATCTTATCAAGAACCAGCATTGGTCACCCTTGGAGATGGTCCATGTCTCAATGGAAATCAGAACAACAAGAGATATCGCTCGACAAATTCTTAGACATCGTTCTTTCATGTTCCAAGAATACTCTCAGCGTTACGCCGATCCAACGAAAGATCTTGGCTTTGTTAATCGAGAAGCCAGACTTCAAGATGCCAAGAACAGACAGAACTCAATCGAAGCTGGCGATAATAAATTACTACAAGAAAATTGGAATATACGGCAAGCCCGAGTAATCAGCGAGTCGTTGTATGCCTATAACTGGGCAATTGAAAATGGTATCGCCAAAGAACAAGCTCGTGCCGTTCTTCCTGAAGGCAATACAGAATCGGTCATGATCGTGACTGGCACGCTTCGTTCATGGGTTCACTACTGTCAGTTGCGTATGGATAAGGCAACTCAGAAAGAACATCGTATCATTGCCGAACAGTGCTGGGATATTATTGCGCACCATTTCCCTGATGTGAAGAAAGCTCTTGACGATATGGCTGCGCAAGCAGAGTTTGAAAGGAAACTACCATGATTAATTGGCTAGTATACAATAAAAATGATATCGTCGTTGCAGACGTTGAGTCTGAAGAAGAAGCTCTCGAGGTTGTACAAGATCTTACAGAAGATCCATGGTGGAAAGACGAAGCGCCTTATCGAATAGAGATGTTACCATGAGTCATAGCAGCGTAGTCAAAGAAAACGAAGACGGCGAATTGTACATAGAATTATCAGACGAACTCATGGAATCCATGGGTTGGGATATAGATACTGAACTAGTATGGACCGTTTATGACGACGGCAAAATTGGATTAAGAAAGAGAACAGATGATTCAAGTAACGAAACGTGATGGAACGCGAGAACCACTCGATATTAATAAGTTCCATAAAGTAGCGCTACATGCGTGTGAAGGTTTAAGCGGCGTTTCTGTTTCAGATCTTGAAATCAAAACTCATATTCAATTTTATGATAAGATCAAGTCGACTGACATTCAAGAGACACTGATCAAGGCTGCTGCCGAACTCATCGCAGAAGAAGCGCCAAACTATCAGTATGTTGCTGGTCGTCTGATCAACTATAACCTTCGCAAAGAAGTCTATGGTCAGTACGAACCTCCTCACCTTTTCGGCCATTATGGTCGAGTAGTACTAGAAGGGTATTATGATAATGCTCTGGCTTCTGCATACTCGCAAGAAGAGTGGATTCAACTAGCTGATTATATCGACCACGACCGTGATAACCTACTGACTTATGCTGCCATGGAACAATTCCGTGGAAAGTATCTGATCCGTAATCGTGTGACGAATAAGTTCTACGAAACACCACAAATGGCATTCATGTTGATTGCCATGACACTCTTTCAAAATTACACTACAAATAGAATGAAATGGGTAAAGGACCTTTATGATGCTATCAGTACATTTGACATTAGTCTTCCTACTCCTATTATGGCAGGAGTGCGGTCACCTCAACGTCAGTTTAGTTCGTGCGTACTTATCGAAACTGACGACTCGCTGGATTCCATAAATGCAACAGCCTCCGCAATTGTTAAGTATGTTTCTCAGAAAGCTGGTATTGGTATTGGCGGCGGTCGTATTAGGGCTGTTGGATCTCCTATACGCAATGGCGATGCTTCTCACACTGGTACTATTCCTTTTTATAAGCATTTCCAGTCAGCTGTTAAATCTTGTAGCCAAGGTGGTGTCCGAGGTGGAGCAGCGACTCTCTATTACCCCCTTTGGCATTACGAAGTGGAGGATCTTCTTGTCCTAAAGAACAACAAAGGCACCGAAGATAACCGTATCCGTCATCTTGATTATGGCGTACAATTTAATAAGGTAATGTATGAAAGACTTCTTTCTGGAGGTAATATCACCCTCTTCTCACCTAGTGATGTCCCGGATCTCTATGAAGCCTTTTACAAAAGCGCTGAAGACTTTAGAGAACTCTACGAAAAATACGAACGTAGTAAGGTTAGAAAGAAAACCATCCCTGCGATTGATCTCTTCTCAGCCTTCGTTACCGAACGAAAAGACACGGGACGAATCTATCTGATGAACGTCGACCATGCCAATGAGCATGGTTCGTTTACTGAAGCAGCACCGATTAAGATGTCGAATCTGTGCTGTGAGATTACATTGCCAACAACACCACTAAAGGATATTCATGATGAAACAGGCGAGATTAGCCTATGCACGCTTGCAGCGATCAATTGGGGAAAGATTAGAAAGCCAGCTGATTTCGAAAAGCCATGCACCATTGCAGTACGCGCTTTGGATGCCTTACTTGACTATCAGGACTATCCTGTTCGAGCCGCTGCTATTGGTACTCGGAATCGTAGGCCTCTTGGTATTGGTATCATTAACTTTGCTTATTGGTTGGCTCGTAATGACACTAATTACTCTGATCCTAACCTTGAGCTTGTTCATGAGTATGCTGAAGCATGGAGTTATTACCTTATTAAAGCCTCGGTCGACTTGGCTGAAGAAGTAGGTGCTTGCCCTCTTGATAATCAGACGAAGTATGCACATGGATATATGCCAATCGATACCTATAAGAAAGATGTAGACGAATTGGTCGCTCCTAACTATAAGATGCCATGGAGTGTATTGTCGAGCCGAGCATTGTCATCTGGCATTCGTAACTCGACTCTCATGGCTCTGATGCCAGCCGAGACTTCTGCTCAGATCAGTAACTCGACCAATGGCATCGAACCTCCTCGTGCACTCATTTCGATCAAACAATCGAAAGACGGAGTACTCAAACAAGTCGTTCCCGAGCTAAGACGCCTGAAGAATAAATACGAATTACTATGGGATCAAAAGTCTCCAGAAGGTTATCTGAAGATTATGGCGGTCCTGCAGAAGTTTATCGATCAGGCAATCTCGGTCAATACTTCTTATAATCCTCGTCACTATGAGGATGAGAAGATCCCGATGTCTGAGATGATCAAACATATTCTGATGCACTACAAGTATGGCGGTAAGACGCTCTACTACTTCAACACCTTTGACGGTGCTGGTGAGATTGAAGAAAACAAACCACTCGCACAAGGGCAACTAGATGATGAGGATTGTGACTCTTGTAAAATTTAACAGGAGTATTACATGGCAAAGTCCATTACATCAAAGCAACTACATGTTCCAATCGTAACAGGAACATCTCAAGATACAAGACGTCCTAAATTATCGTCAATGAATAAGCACAAGAAGAGAAACTTTAAGGCATATCGTGGGCAAGGAAGATAATGCAATATATTAAAATTGATAGTGATATGTGGTCAGACGCAGGCAAAGTTTGGTTTGTGCATGAGTATACGACGCGTGAAAATAGTACCGGCGTAACTCTTACGATTGAAGATACCACAACCGGCGAAATTCAGACACGGGTTGTTCCACAGAACCAAATCGAATGGCTCGAAGCGAAGGACTGGTAATGCTATACACAGGATCGGGGAATATACCTCATCACATCTATTGTTGGGTAGATTCTTCGTTCATTCGTAAAGATGCCAAACCAAACACATACGAACCTTGCATCTGGTTTGCATTGCATGCTAAAGCTGGTCATTCTTGGGGTTGTCATGTGATGCTCGAGTGTGGAGCAGTTTGGCGTGGAGTTCCGCCGCATGCATTAGCCTTCGCGCCTAATCCAGAGAAAACGTGGCAGCTTGAAGATACACAGATATGGGATTGTTATGGTGATCAGTTTTCGGTATTGATATATAACTATCTACACAGCCAACAAGCAGAGATTCGAAAGACCGGCCTTTTCGGCCGTTATCTTTTTACAGTGATTCCAATGCACGATGGATATTCACAAGATCCTTCTCAGTCGAAGGAATTTATGTTTATTCAATTAGACAATGGCAGACTGACTATCATGCCTACAAACGAACTTCGATTCCATGATAAATCATATACCGAAGGCGATTGGCCGAAAGATATTAAATTAAATACCAGCACCTGGAGAGTTGAATGACAGTTTTTTCAAACGAAATGTTTGATGCTACAGAACAGACTTGTTTCTTCGGAAAGCAAGTTAATATTGCCCGTTACGATAAGCAACGTTACAATATCTTCGAGAAGCTGACAGATAAGCAACTCGGATTTTTTTGGCGGCCAGAAGAAGTAGATCTGTCAAGAGACGGCAAAGACTTTAAAGGGTTAAGCGACCATGAAAAGCACATCTTTACAAGCAATCTCAAGCGTCAGATTCTTCTTGACTCTGTTCAAGGACGTGCGCCTAGCCTGGCGTTTCTACCGATTTGTTCGCTCCCCGAACTCGAAACCTGGATCCAAACATGGACATTTTCCGAAACGATTCATAGTCGATCCTACACTCATATCATTCGAAACGTTTATTCAGATCCGTCAAGGGTATTTGACGAGATGCTCGACATCCAAGAAATAGCCGATTGTGCTCATGACATAAGCAAATACTATGATGATCTGATTGAAATGAACAATCTAAATTCCATCGATCCTTACTGGGTTGGTGATAGGCAAGCTGTTGATCCATATCAACACAAGAAGGCTCTATGGCTTTGTCTAAATGCTGTTAACGCTCTCGAAGGAGTAAGATTCTATGTCTCGTTTGCATGCAGTTGGGCTTTTGCGGAAGTTAAGAAAATGGAAGGTAACGCCAAGATCATCAAGCTCATCGCGCGGGACGAGAACGTTCATCTTGCCTCGACACAACAGCTCCTCAAAATTCTACCGAAAGAGGATCCAGACTTTGCTCGCATACAAGAAGAAACACGAGATGAGTGCATCAGCATGTTTTATCGAGTGGTCGAGCAAGAAAAAAGTTGGGCACATTACCTTTTCCAGAACGGTTCGATGATTGGTTTGAACGAAGAGCTTCTTTGTAACTACGTAGACCATATCGCCGCGAAACGTATGGGTGCTATCGGTCTGAACGGTAAGCCAGGAGCGAATCCTTTGCCATGGACACAGAAGTGGATTTCAGGTTCTGACGTACAAGTTGCACCGCAAGAAACAGAAATTACTAGCTATGTGATTGGTGGAGTTAAAAAAGATGTTGATGAAAACACATTCAAAGGATTTACACTATAATGGATTGGATTACTTGCCCCTCATGTGATGAGGAATTTAAAATAATCACAGAAAACACCGCTCTTCCAGAATATTGTCCATATTGTTCTGCAGAGCTTGAGCTTGAAGATCCATTCGACGAAGAATATGAAGAATAAATAGATCTTTCTCCTGATGGAACGTGATCTATGAGTTGGTTATACGAAGACAAAGAATTTACTGAAGTCGAAGATTATTATGGCTTCATATATCTCATCGAAAATTTGGTAAACGGCAGGAAATATATAGGTCGTAAGTATCTGACAAAAGCCGGATACAAAACTGTCAAAGGCAAACGAAAGAAGCTTCGCGTAGAGTCCGATTGGCGAGACTACTACGGATCTTCTACTTCCCTCAAAGAAGACATTGATCTCTACGGAAAAGATAACTTTCGTAGAACGATCTTAAGACTCTGCAAGGGTCGCGGAGAATGTAATTACTTTGAAACAAAATATATATTCGATACAGATGCCATTTTAGATCCTAAATATTACAATAGTTGGGTATCTTGTAAAATTCAAACAAGCCACGTGAAGGCTTTACTTTTCAACCCCGAACAGGAGAATTTATGAGGTGGGTAAGGTACTAGAACACAAGCATTTGATTGTAAGAGCTGAGCTGAACAATCCTCCGCAGTGCACATCGGCGATCGATGAGTGGATGAAGAAGCTGGTCAATCAGATTGATATGAAAATTTTAATGGGACCATACACAGTGTATTCTGATATGGTCGGTAATCGCGGATTGACTGCCGTGACTATCATCGAGACCAGTCATATTGCTCTACATGTATGGGACGAATGCGAGCCGGCGATGGCTCAGCTAGATGTTTACACGTGCAGCACTTTGAATATTCAAGATGTGTTTGATGCCATCACTGAATGGGATCCTACAAAAGTTGAGTATAAGTATATAGACCGAGAAAACGGGTTGACATTAATTGAGAAAAATGAGGTGTTATAATGGGTAAGAAGAGAACACGTAAGACAGTCGTATCGAAAGGCCAACGTCGTTCGATCGTAGCTGGTGTGAAAGAAGTCCGTCAAGATCGTAGCGAAGGCGAAAAGGCCTACAATAAGCTGAAAGCTTGGCGCAAAGGCCAGAATCCATGGATTACTGTTCCTGGTCCGCAGTCTAACATGCGCTTTATTAAAGTGCGTGCGAACGGTGTTTGGGGTAATCCAAAAAATCGATCAACAGGTATTTACAGCAAAGCGACGAGCGATGAATAAGAATATTCTAATCTATACGAAAGACAACTGCCCTTTTTGTGTACAAGCGAAAAACTTGTTTACAAATAAAGGAGAACAGTATATAGAGAAGAAGATAGGAAAAGATATTACGCGCGAAGAGTTTATGGAAAACTTTCCAGACGTAAGAACAGTTCCTTTCATTATAATTGACACAGAAAAGGTAGGTGGTTATGACAAACTCGTTGAATGGTACGACAGACCAGAACGAAGCTTCTTGGCAGAATGAATATCTCAAGAAAACATTATTTGAAAATGTAGTTAATGTTTTGTTTGTAAAGAAAGATGGAACAGAACGCAAGTTAATTTGCACTCTGAAACCAGATCTTCTTCCAGTACAAACTGATCTTGAAGAAGCCGTGCAAAAGAAAACTCCAAATCCAGATGTACTCGCCGTATGGGATATTGAAAACAAAGGCTGGAGATCGTTTCGCTATGATTCGATCCTTGGATACATGGTCCACGAATGATCTACATGGTAGATATTGATCAGACCATCTGTGTAACTCCATGCACAGATGGTCGACATCGTTATGAGCTTGCGTGCCCATATCAGTACCGTATTGATCGTATAAATAGTTTGTACGACGAAGGGCATACCATCATTTATTGGACAGCCCGAGGTTCAGGATCAGGAATCGATTGGACCGAACTTACCAATAAACAACTCAATGATTGGGGCTGCAAGTTCCATGAAGTTCGTCTTGGAAAACCGTCATACGACGTATGGATTGATGACAAGGCAATGAGTGATGTTGAGTTTTTTAAAAGTGTTGACATCGAGGCGAAGTACGATGACTTTTTAGTAAATGGATACAAAAATAATGAATAATCAAGATAAGATTGAACTGAACGAACTGAATAAGGACTCGAATGGTGGAACAGAACTTACCACTCGAAATCTTTTCCACCGACTTTCAAGTGATGAACTCGATGGTGTCCAAATTATCACTGCTCGCGTCCGCGACCTCGATCCTGACCGAATTAAGATCTATCATTTACATGATCTCGCCGGTGATCCGGAAGCTTCACACCTTCAAGATCCAGCTTCTCGAGCTCGCTTTCAAAAGTTGGTCTTCAGTTCTAACTGGCAGTATCAACAGTATCGTGATTATCTTGGAGTTCCATATAGCAATCATTCAACAGTTATCGAAACAGGCATCGAGCCTATTCCACTCGTTGACAAACCAAAGGACAAGATTCGTCTCATTTATACGTCCACGCCTCATCGTGGATTGGAGATTCTGGTTCCTGTCTTTTGCGCTCTCGCCGAGAAATATCCTAACATCGAGCTAGACGTATACTCTTCGTTCGGCATTTATGGTCCAGGTTGGGAGAGTCGCGACGAAGCGTACAAACCTATCTTCGATCGGATGAAAGAGCACCCACAAATCAACTATCATGGTTGGGCAGATCAGGAGACAGTCCGTGCCGCATATCAAAAAGCCCACATCTTTGCGTATCCTTGTATCTGGCCGGAAACTTCGTGCAGGTCTCTTATTGAAGCTATGTCAGCTGGTTGTTTGGCGG